AAATTCGTTAACATGTTCAAGCGTTTCCCTTTGAAAATGTTTTTTACTGTATTTTTTAATAGATAATTTTAAAGCGATTCCAGAACCTAGATAACCATCATCTGCACTGGTATTATGTTGCCCGACATAAATCTTACCGTTAATCAAATTAATTGTTTTATATATTATCATAAAATATCTAACCAACGGGAAACGTATTGCTGTGATTCCATCCAACGACCTTTATCATTCAACATTTTGTACTGTTTATTTTTCACATTATTATAAAACTCTGGATCTCTTAGTTTGTCCACCACAGACTCTATATCATCCACAGAACAGTTATCAGGAACAGTAAGCTCACAATCATCATAAGGGCTAGGTAAGCCGTTGGTGAAGGTAGAACCGATAGCTGGAAGGGACATAGCACAATACTCGATATATTTAATATCAGATTTGGCATGGTTGAAATCATTAGGAACCAATGGCATTATACCGATATCAGCTTTGATATTTTTAGCAAAGTTATGGTATCTCATAGAATCTACCCAAGAAATCACTTGGATTTTATCTTTGATTGACTCGAAAAACCAAGGCAATCCACCCATACAAACGAATTCGATTGTATCATTATTGACCGCCTCGATTATCCATTTTCTCCAAGAGTTTTCAAAATCACCTAACATTTTAGTATGGTTATTATAATGGGTAGGAGAACCAGTGTACAACACTTTCAACTTTTCCTTTCTCTCCGTTCTGTCTGGTAATACCCTATTACCCCAAAAGAATTGAGCTACGCAGTTAGGTACTACCCTACATTCAGCAGTTGTTCCTATCACATTCTTTGCATAGTCGGCAAGGTATTGTGTGCTGAATGTACATATATCCATCAAGTCCATAATCTTAGGTGTGTATTCTCTAATCTCATCACCGATATTTTTCCAACCGAAGTTATAAGACGGTACACCAGTTTTCTTGGAACCGCCCTGCAATTCGTTTTTCCCGAATACCATATCATCCATATCCCAAACCATTTTGTATTTCAAATCCTTTTGAACATTCTTATATGCTTCAATCATTTGAAATTGGGCCTTGGTCATATGTCTTTGGAAGAATACTGTTCTAGCTCTCTGTAAAATATCTGTTTGTTTGATCCAGAAAGGAGCTAACATACATACCATTTTACCCTGTTTACCATATATAGAGTTTAAGAACATAGTAGGATATATACATCTAATATGTCCACAACCTGTGAAATCGGAAGGATAACATAATACTACGTTTTTCCCCACAGAGATTTCCCTAGTCGGAGCACCCACACCAGTAGTTGCTACAGCAGGATTAACACCCGTTTGTTGTTTTAATTGTGCTTCAAAATCAGCGAGTTTGTTTTTCGGGCTAGATTCGGATGGGGCGGTTTGTTCTCTTAATTGTCTTTCAAATTCATCTAATGGTGTTGCCATGCAGTTACCTCAATTTTCATTTTTTACTTTTTCATATAGATCCTTTAAATTGTTAATGACTTCATCTTTTTCTGTGATATCAATATCAGTTACATACTCTTCGATTAGGTTAAAAACATTTGCGGTCTTATATTCTTTTTTGTTTTCTGTTGTTGGTTCAATGTCAAGTTTAACGGTGGGTTCCATAGCAGGAGAATATGAATTAACCTTTTCCATGTATTTCTGAAATTTTGTCTTACTAAAATCTTCATCCACCAGTACCGTAATATCAACAATGTTGCCCTTCACACGATCTTCTAATATCTTTTCTGGATATGTCAAATCGGTAAATCTTATAGATTCAGTATTATTTATAAACTCATAATCCAAGGTATCGGTATCTAATATACAAAACCCTCGATTTTCTTCTTTATCAATTCGAGTTAGCTGATATGCATTTCCGATGTATTGAATTCTATGACCGTTTCTCTCTTGATATGTTCGTTTATGAAAATGGCCTGAGAATACTACTTTGTAATTATCAAACAACAATCTAGATTCCAGACCTTCTTCACACATATGGCCTTTATTGAAATGAAATCCGACAGTCTCGAAATGACCTACACATATATCAGTATCCAAGTTTTTATTAAGGACTCTAGTGCGGAAGTCTTCAGTATCAACTTGCCAAGGAACCATTAAAATATCTTTACCACCAACATTCATCTTTTGTATGTCATCTACGACATGTATGTTTTTTAGGTTTTTGAAAACTTTCATACTATTCACATCTATTTTGGTTTTATATGCCGAATCGTGATTTCCGACTAAAAAATAAGAATTATATTTATTGAAATAGTTAACCATTAGATCGTTTACTTCATTTAATACGTTAACATTTAATTGAACTCTATTATCAAATGAATCCCCAAGGTGGAAAATGGTATCTATATTATTTTTTTCTAAATACGGGAAGAATTGTTTTTTAAAGAAGTTCATTTGTGATTCTAAAAATACAGTATCGGCTTTTTTTATTCCCCAGTGAGTATCAGTGACCATAGCGATTTTCATTATATTACATTCCCTTTTCGTTTAACTATGTATTGAGACAGACCTGTTTTTCTCGATGCTTCTGAAATACTATCATATTCTATGCCTTCAAATATTATCTTTTTTGAAAGCCAAATGGGTTTTCTTCCTTTCATGCCTTTGGATATTCTATCTTTCCATTCGGGAGTGAATGTGCGGTTCTTACCATACATAGGATTGTTTTTCCCACTAACATCTGCGTGGGTTCTTTTAACAGATATTCTATGTTTTTTACGTTGTTCGTCTGTTGCATTGGCCCACCAACTTTTATCTCCTTTCGATATTGGGAAATCACCCCCACCTTTGTTAATGTTGTAACCAATAACATCACAAGTGGCCGAAAGTGCTGAGATCCAATGTATTTCCCGTTGTTTCCAATTGGTAGTTTTAACATCTTCTAAAGTAACCCGATTAAAATTTTCCTTCCCGTATTTTTTAATTGCTTTTAATATATTAGTTCCAGAACCCAAATACCCATCATCAGCAGATGTTTTATGGAATCCCACATATATAATATCATTTAATAAATTTGTTGTTTTGTATATTATCATATTACCTCTAGTAAGGTTGAAGTTATGTGAGAGTTAGTTTTTGTACTAGCAAAAACAGGGTAATTAATCCTTGTCCTCCCAACATACATATTTATAATTTCTACCACTTTACTCCTTTATTCATTCAAACTCCTTTAAAGTGCCTTTAGTATATACCATTCTCCAAGTACCATCTTCGAGTTTATCGTAGTATATGAATTCCTTTTCCTTGTGCAGTTTAACGCATGATATTTTACTAACATCTAGATTTACGTCCTGTCTTACGGTAGCTATGATATGTTCAACGGTTTCAACTTTATTCATTCTAAATTCTCCCCACACGATTTACATAGGTTTTCGGTTTTACAACATTCACTGCAAATTTTATCGGGTGGTGTATGTTCACACATAAATATTTGTTTACATACATAACAATTACCTTCAGAAAATCCGTTAAGTACAATACGACCGTAACATCTCTTACAACGATACATTAATATCTTTTTTTTTAACAGCAACATATGTAATGATTGTTTTTTCTTTAGGTTCTACTTCACAAAATTCTGGTTCGTCGTGTTCAAAAGCTCTTTCATCTTGAGATTCGGTAGCACCTTCCGACCAATATGTAGAATAGAATTTCCCTGTTGGTATATGTTTATAAACACCTGTTTTAATTACTGACCATCGGGTAGTATCATCGATATTCTCTTCCATACATTCCCAATCGGTAGCATCTCCATATATCACTGCTCTTGCTTCGTCTTTACTTAGTTTCATTACATCTCCCTACTCATACGAATCATCCATACTATTATTTTGTTTATGTATGTTTTCTATATATCCGATAGGTTGAAACTTATCAGTATATTTCTTTTGTTTGTTAATATATTGCAAGAATGCATGATGACAGACGGTAGTGAAATATCCGAAGGGATTTGTTCTTTCAATATCGTATCGGTCGATGTATCTACTACAAAACCAACATGCATCTGATGTCATAACATCTTTTCTATCTTCTGAATAATTAATAAAGTTTGGTTTAGTCAATATATGTTTACATAAGGTCAAGAATATCTTACCTAATTCATTCTTAACTTTATTTCCTCGTTTTGCCATCATCATGTATGTTGGTGAGGCAGTATCGCTTATTTCTGACATTTTATTTATTATTACTCTTCTTTCACATAACAGCTTATAAAACTGGTTATTGTCTATATACGAAGCTCGTTTACTCATATTCCATCTCCTATTAGGAAACGGAGGGTTATTTTTTTACGCTAGTCACCGCAGAGATCTTAGAGAATCCTTCGACCTTTTCTGCTTTATAGTAATTATCATATTCCATATTTATTCCCCTGAAAGAGATTATGTATATTGATAACCTTGGATCATCTATAACCATTCCTTTAATAACATCAATTATTAGGTCTAATCCTTCATCTTCGATACTGCTATCCAACAGTTCATCAAAGAATAAAAGGTTACATCCCCAATTATTAATTATCATAGAAGTAGCAATAAACGCCAATAATACAGATACATCCATACGTTTCTTCTCACCCTCACTAAACGTGTTGTATGATATATCTTGATCCGTAATCGTATTAATAGTAGCATCCATAAATTCATCGAATTCGATAGTCACTGGTAAGTCAATTTTATCCAGATATTCATTCACTGTGTCGTTTAATATGGGAATGAGTTTAGAAAAAAAGTGAGTTTTCAACCCTCCATCTCCTAGAATATTTGCCATATTCTTGTTAATTCTCATTTCCTTTTCCAAATTTTCTAATTTCTTTTTAACATCCCCAAACTCTAATATCTTTTTATCATATGTAGTTTGAAACTCGTCGATGTTAACGGAGAATTCTTTTTCCATTTCTGTTGTTAATTCGTTATTCAGATCGGACAATCTTTCTTTTTGATATTCGGAATCTCTAACATCCCTAGTAACCAATCCATCTAACTTAATCTTTTGATCTTTGTATGTTGTATATGCTCGTTCTTTAAGATCCAAATCTGCCACCACTTTATCCAATACGTCTTTTTCGGTATTGGCGGTATTATATTCTTTGGTTAAGGTTTGGATATGTAATTCTTTATGTTCTGATGTTAATGTAGTTTTACAAATAGTGCAGGTTTCTGTATTGACGAAATAGTCCAAATCTTTTTTGGTCTTTCTCATTGTAGATTGCAACCCACCAATCTTAGTTCTGGATTTGTTTAACATCGATGTATCTTTTTCTGGTTCTTCCAACGTATCTATTTCAGAACGAGTGGTAACCAACCTAGCATCGATATCTACAATTTGGGTATTGGCTTTAGATATTTTATCCTCAACAGCTTTGATCTTATTAATTTTATCTTGTTCGAATGTGTTATTTTGTTTCTTCAATGATGATAAATGGGTTCCCAGATCCTTACCCGCTTGGGTAATCATATTTCTGGTTTTCTCCAATATGGTAATTTCTATTTTCAGACTAGCAATTGTGGTTTTGACTTCTTTCAACATTTGTCCGAAAATCTTCACTCCGAAGATGGTATCACCAACCACCCTCTTTTCGGCGGTTTTAAGGCTCAAGAAGGGCTTATTATTATTTATGGCTAAAGACAACACCTGTCTGAAAAGAATGACATCTAGCCCCATTAAACGGTTAATCTCAGCCTGATTTAGCTCATCAGAGGGTAACAGGTCGATATCGGTATCATTTTTGGTAAGTTTTAATGATTTTGGCTTATAAGTTCTGGTTATGGTGTATTTGTCTTCACCAACAAAAAATACAGTTTCTACCCAAAGTCCTTTTTTGTTGGTTCGATTTACAAGTTCACCTAGCTTGATATCTCTAAAAGGTTTTCCGAATAGAGAGAAACACAAGGCATCCACTAAGAAAGATTTACCATGACCATTTTTCCCGACAATAGAATTTAACCCTTTTTCAAAAGAAAACGTAGTAATCGCATTCCCGTAGGTTCCAATGTTTTTTAATTTTAATGTTTCGAATCTTATATACATACCTTAACATACATATTTCAACCCTCGAATGTGCCGAATTATGGACTTTTCTTTACTAAACCAGTATTTTCTTTTGAGTTGAGAATTATAAACTGGAAAGCGGGTAGGGAGCCGTAGGCGAGTCTCCCGATTGGAAGTTGTATCTTGGGTTCTGAAATGTCCCTTCAGAAATTTTGGACTTCATATATTATTATATATTAATGTTATATATATATATTATATTTTTTTTTTTAGAATACACCCCCGAATCATGTTTATCTAAACATAGGTTATTTCACCCCCAAATGTGCACTTTTATGGACTTTTCTTTTACTTACATTGATTTGTGTAAAACCAACCATTACAATAGCTTATAACAAATCCTAAAAATAAATCATCTTTTTTGTGAAAATAAGTCCATAAATTAGTTTTTGGGTACTTTGGGGATATACATATATAAAAAGGAGTGATTATGACAGACAAAGAACCATCGGAATTCGCAAAATTCAATATCTGGTATGATTCAATGGTAGAAAGGAGTAAGATTGAGTTGGATGATGATGATTTAGATTATAAGTCAGTAGCGTTAATGGATGTTGGTTATGAGGTTGGAAGGAAACTTAACATAATATTTCAACAATCGATAGGCTTCAATATTCAGTTTAACCAGAGACATCAAATCGTATTAAAGGAATTGAAGGTTGAAAGTAACATAGCATGGAATAATAAAAAAGAGGTTGATAGTCAATTATGGGCAGACGTTGAGTATTGTAGGTTATATCGGAAGATGATGAATTGTAAGGTTTTGATTGATAGCTTGGAGAATTTGATTGAGAATATTAAGGCCAATCGGTTTCTTATCACCAATATTATCAAACTTAGAGAAATGAGAAATTTGGGCATGGCTTGATATTATAAATAATTAATAATTGAGAAGATTAAGAGCATACACAACATAATTTAACACAAGGAGACTTGTAGAATGTCAATTTTAGATAAGATACAAAATCTTTTAGAAGCAGATAAGAAAGATAACATTAGTAAAAGTGAAGAGATTGTAGCTAGTGTTAAATCGGGTAAAACTCCAGATTTAGGTGCAGATAAAGTAGGACATGATGGTTCGAAAACGCCAAAGGCCGCATCTGAAAAACTGGAAAAGGGCGAAAAGAAAGTCAAGAAACCTTCTTCTAAAGATATTTCAAAAAGTGCAGGTACGGGCCATAACGGTAAAGACATGCCAAATGCTAACAAAGATAAACTTTCCGAAGATTGGGTTGATGATGTTGCTTCTGGCAAACTTCCTAACAAGGGTGACGAAGGTACTGTTGGACATGATGGTAAAGAAATGCCTAGTGCGAAAACAGATAAATTAGCCGAAAAGAAAAAAGCTAAGAAGTCCAAAAAAGTTATGAAACTTAAAGAATTCCTTAACATCAAAGAAGGTGAAGATAAGGAAGACGAAAAGGAAGATGACAAAGAAGACAAAGATTCTGATGAAAAAACCGACGATAAAGAAAATAACTTCATTAAAGACAAAATGAAGAAAAAAGAAATCGACGAAAAGAAAAAACCTAAGAAAAAGAAATTCATGGAAATGGACGACGAAGACGAAGGTGACGATAAAGAAGACGAAGATTCTGATGAAAAAGAAGATGACTCTGAAATTAAAGAATCTAAAAAGAAAAAATAACATATGACTATATTAGAACAAATACAAACATATGTTGATCTGATAGCGGAAGAAAGTAAACTACCTTCTAATGTATCGTTAATATCCTTAT